GCGGGGAGAAATTGGTCTTCAGCCCATCACTAAGTCTGCGGCCGAAAGTAAATTGCTTGACGACAGGTTGAAACAATCTCGTGGTTTTTTGGATACTCTTAATCCTGCTGCGCCTGACGCGGGCGCCCGGTACTTGGCTTGGCACGATGCTAACCACGCCGACCCTATCATTGGGCCGGCGCTTGCTGCACGGGGTATTACCTCTGATCAGTCAAGGGCGGCAGTTCAACAAGCAATTAGCAGAGGCCCGCAAGCACTTGCAGACCTAATCAACCAGTCTAAGTTGGGCGCAGAAAAGTTTATAGAGCTGAACAAGTCTACGTTTACTCCGCAGAATCTTGGTGGTGAAATGCGGCTACTGTCTACGCCTGGCCTTGGTGGCGCCGCTACTGAGGTGCCTGGGTCTAGAGTTGCCACAACAATGACGCCGGGGCAAATCGCCGCTAATCAAATTGCGCAAGGACAGTTGGGTGTGTCGCGGGGACAACTTGCGGCCACTCTGGCAGGCCAACAACAAACGCTTGATCTTGCCAACCGGCCTGTGTTTAATGAAGCAGGCCAAGGGTTTGTTTCCCGGCCTACTGCGGCGCAACCGGCTGGCGCGTTTACGCCATTACCTGAAATTAAAGCAACCCAAGATCAACGCGCCGCGGTTAAAGCACTAAAAACGGCGGGGTACGATCCAGAAACCGGCGAAGACAACATATCCAAACTGATTGCTAAATCTACTAGCGGCGGTTTGCAAGCGGCATCAGCAGGCGCTAAAGGTTTTCTTTTTGGTTCTTCTACGTCGGGCATGAAAGCCATCAGTGCATTAGCAGGAACGGCCAATCAAATTGCCCTCGACATAGCGGGCGGAAAACTTGGCGCGGGCATATCCAACTCCGACCGCGATTTCATTGCTTCCGCGTTGGGCGATGTTGCAAACCCATACAAAACTGCTGAAGAACGCCTTGCGGGTTGGACTGCGGCTAAGGACCGCATGGTCAGATCTGGCATGATACCGCCGCCAAATAAGCCTTCGCCTGGTGCGCCCACTCGCGAAAACGCCGCTAGAGCAACAGCGCCAAAAGAAGTCAACTTTGGGGACCTCAAATAATGGACGTTCGTCTGCCCGATGGCACGCTTATCAAAGGCGTACCCGATGACATGTCTAAGGCCGATTTCACGGCCAAGTTGAAGTCGAATGGGTATGATGTCAGCAAACTAGAAACCGCCCCGGCCCCCACTCGCGGCACTGCGATGGGTGAACCCCCATCGCGGATGGATCAGTTTGTTGAAGGCGTGAAGCAGTCTATCCCAGCGCAGATACTGGCTGGTGGATACCGAGGCGCTCGCGACATCACCGACACGCTGCTGTCCGCAGTCGGCGGCGCTCCGGCAGAAGCAGCGGCGGCAAAAGCAAAAGCCGAATACGAGCAACGTTACGGCCAGTCGCCGCTTGCCAGCAGCACCCGCTTGGGCACCCAGATGGTTGTGACTGCGCCTGTTGGCGGTCTGGTTGCCGCTCCACTCAACGCAGCCGCAACGATGGCGCCGTCTCTGGCTAGGTTTCTGAAGCCAATTGCTGGCGCTTTGGAAACATCAGGGTTTGGCCAGACCGGGTTGACCGGCGTAAAAAACGTCGCCACTCGCGCCGTGGGCGGTGCTGTCCCCGGCGCCATCTCTGCTGGACTGGTGAACCCAGAAGACGCCGGCATGGGCGGCGCCATTGGCGCAGCAATCCCGGCAATAGCCGCGCCGGTTGCCAAAATAGGCATTGAGTTTGGCCGAAAAGTAGCCGCGCCAAAAGCAGCCACATACCTGCAAGCACTTGAGGGCAGAGGCCAAGACATCCTCAACGCGCTGCGAAGCCCCAATGCGGTCATTGTGCCTGGCAGCGCCCCTACAGCGGCGCAAGTGGCCGCGCCAGTAGGCAGCGCCCGGTTCTCCGCGCTTGGACAAGCGTCTACCGAAGTGCCTGAAATGGCGACCCAGTTTGCCGGCCAAGCCGCGCAAAGCAACGCTGCTAGGCTTGCGCAAGAAGCACAAGCACAAGCGCGTTTTGGCGCTGCAATGGACCGCACCAAAGCAAAGATTGACCGTGGACTGACTGATGTCAGCCCTCGCGAAGTTGGCGACAGTCTGTTGGGCGCCGCCAAAGCAGAGCAGAAAGCGGTCAAAGAAGGCGTGATCCAGCCAGCCTACACCGCCGCGTTCAAAGAAGCCGGTGATGCTGCCATCGACGTATCAAATGTCGTGTCCAAAGCCGAATCAATCCTAGAGCGCAAGTTATCCAGCTTTGCTCCCGAGTCGGCGCCCGACACGGTTCGCAAGTTGCTGTCGTTCAAACCTACTGAACCGCCTGCGCAAGCAATTGGCAGCGGGTTAGTAAGCAAGAACATCAAAGGTGCAGCGCCAGAAGCTGGCCCTCCTACGGCAACGCTTCAGCAGTTGGACGATCTTCGCAAAGCAGTGAACGCGGACATTGCTGCTGCCAAGTTGGGCACTCAGCCCATGTCGCCAACTGCGCTAAGAAACCTGTACGATATCCACGGCGCAATTGATGACGCGGTCGGCAAAAGCACTACGCTTCCTGACGCTGCCAAAGAAGCGTATGCCAAAGCGGTCGGCCTGTATCGTACCGAGTACGTCCCTCGCTTCAAGACTGGCGTCAACGCAAACCTGTTCAAGCAGACCGCGCTAAACGAGCCAAAGGTCAATGCGGACGATGTCATCACCAAGTTCTTCAGCAAAGATGGCGAGCGCGAAGCCGGCCAGTTTGTAGATCTTTTTGGTAAGAACCCAGACGCTATGAAGGTGGCGCGGTCAGGCATTGAAGACTTGTACCGGCGCAAGGTGACGGATGAACTTGGCAACGTCATCCCGTCGAAACAAGCGCAGTTCATGAAGGACTACGCTCGCCCGTTGGGCATCCTTGACGATGCTGGCATGAACCTGACGCAGCGCCTTGACGTCATCAACAAAGACGCGGCGCGGTTGGCTCGCATCAACCAAATGGCAAAAGACAGCGGCAACAAATTGCGCGATCCTTTGCCGCCAGGCGCCAACGCGCTTGCGGTTGAGCAGCGTATTGCTGACCTTACCAAGAACATGACGCCGCAACAGTTGTCTAAAGTAAACTTGGTGCGGGCTGACCTAGCACGGGAGGCTGAGTATGAAAGCCTAGCAAGAGCCGGGCGGCCGGCTGGACCAACTGGCGAACGTATCGCAACTGAGGTCGGCAAACAAGCTGGCGTCCCGTTGCCTACGCTGCTGAATCGCGCCGTCACCGTGTTCAACGGTGTTGTCAAACGGCTTTCTGGTTCTATGGATGACAAACTCGCCCTAGAGTTGGCGCGTGAAATGTCCAGCCCCGCGCTTGCTGCGGCGCAAATAGAGTCGGCAATGGCCAACCGCGCAAATCAAGACATGACCAACGCGCTGCTGCGCCGCGCCGCTCGGCCTGCAACCGCAGGCGCCATCCTTGCCAACACGGAGAACAACAATGCCCTCGCTCCCGCAAGATAAGGCCAACCACTTCTTCTACGGCAGCTTGATCTTCTTGGCCGCGCTTGCGGCGTTCAAGCGGTCAGATGTGGCCTATAGCGTCGTGTTGTTTGCTGCTGCTGGAAAGGAAGCGGTCGATTGGCTCATCAACCAGCGCGCCATCAGGGCCGGGTTGCCACCACCTCACGGTGTAGAATTCTTAGACGCCCTAGCAACCTGCGCTGGCGGCGCCGTCCCAATGCTCGCAAGGATGATTTGATGGATTCTCAGTCTTTCATCAACACCGGCCTGAGCTTGGCCTGTGTCGTAATCGGTTGGCTTGCTAGAGAGTTGTGGACCTCGGTCAAGCTGCTCCAGTCTGACCTGACCCACCTGTCGGTTGAGCTACCCAAGACCTACGTCACTCGGGACGATTACCGGTCAGACCTTAAAGAGATCAAAGGCATGTTAGAGAAAATCTTTGATCGCCTTGAGGGCAAGGCCGACAAGTCATAGCAGCGCCGAGATACCAACGGTCACCATCTCGCTTTTGAGCTTCGACGGGTTGGTCTTCGCCATCACCCGCAACGCCACGGCAGCGAACGTCTCGATGCCTGCCCAGGCATCTTCCAAGTGCGGATCATTGAGCGCCAGGATGTGCGCTCTGATCGTCATGACATCGGCCATGTAGGCGTCCCTGATTGCGTCAATCGCTGCTTTGGTGGGTCTCATAAGAAGTCAGCCAATTGCCAGATTGAGTTGGGAGCGTGGAGCCTAAACGGCTTGGGCGCCTTCTTCGGCTTGACCGCCACCAGCTTCTTGTTATCGCGGAACGCCTTGTACTGTAGGCGGCGTTTGGTCCATCGGCCTGCGTTCAACTCTTCGGCCCGCAAAGGCAATGCCCAACTGGCTGTCGTGGCGCTGCCAACAGTATCAATCAAACCCAGCTTGCGAGCGTAACCCAGAATTTTGCGAATCTTGTCATGCGTGATGCCCATGCGTTGTTGGATCACTCTTGTGCTGATGCCATCGCGGGCCTCGCGCACCAGGTCAACTGCCGCCAGCATTTGCGCTTCGGTGTTGGGGTGCATCATACACACTGCGTCATATAGTCTAAATACCACGCCGCTTTTTCGACGGACTCTTTGCCACCCTTGTGCCGCTCGCGCCAGATGTACTTGAGCGCGTTGCCCTTGCAGTAGCCACGGAACTCTTCTTCGGTCAGCGCAGCTTGTATTGCTTCAATACACTCAATACCCCCTTGCTTGTAATGCGGTGGGTTATATACGTTATCAGTCATTCGATCCCCTGATGTGCCGCAGCGCGCACTCGTAATGCCTTGGCCCCCAAGACCAGCAGTCCGGGCCGTGCGTGCCGATGTGACCTTCTCGGTCGTCTTGGTATTTGAGGGCGCGCTTGAGGCGCTCGTTCTCTGCTAGCGCATCGCCTAGTAGCAAATCTAATTGCCGTTCTATTTCAGTCATTTTTTACCCGGCTCAATCCCAAAGTGGTTACAGATTAGTAACTTGACGTTGCCAATATAGCCGGTGCTCAACTCGGCGCACTCCCTGACAATCAACTCGGCAAACTTTTCCAATTCCTCGACACTAATGTGAGAAGTCTTGTATCCCTCAAAAGTGCCAAACACCAACGCCGCGCCTATCACGTTCGTTTTAATGTTCATGCCCGCCTGCTTGGCCAATCCTTTGATTCGTTCGTTCACGACGCCACCCCCTTAGTTTTCTCAAACGTGCGCAGGCCACCAAGTCCAAGCATTCCCAACATCAGTTGCCAGAGGTTGTCATCGATCCCCGGCAGTGTCGGCAGCGGGTGGTCAAGCACAATGCCACCCCACTGCAGCAGCGGCCTGGCGATGTACTGACACGCCAAGGCCGACGCGCAGACCCAACCAATGGCTGGGCGCCAGCCGCTCGTGAACGCGCTTGGGCTGGCCGCCTCGGCGCGGTTCACATCAAGCTGCCCCTGCACGATGGCGACCTGAGCGGCAAGCTGCGCCGCCTCGGCCTGAGACTTGTCCGGCCAAATTCGGGTGATGACGGTCTGCGCCAACTCGACGCTTGCGGTCAGGGGGTCCATTCGCCAGTCTCCATCTGCAACGCCATCCTGTATGCCCGCTTAGGCGTCTGCTTGGCCCACTTGCTCTCCAGCATCTCCACCGCCGCCTCGCCGTACTGGCCGTCCTCAATAGACCCCAGCGTGCGTTTGAATTGAAGCAGGCCGCTGACGCCCATCTGAAACGCCATCTCGATCAGCACAGCCTGGCGCTGGTCGGACAATTTCTCAATCCACGGCAGCGCCTTGAGCACCGCTTCGTAGTTGCGCTTGATGTCGTTGTCCAGCAGCATGTCGATCTCCTCGTTTGACAGCCCGCCACCCTTGCGCGAGTCGATCAGCCGGCCGACGCCGATTGTCCAGTAGCCGAGCGAATCCTGGTAAGCGCAGGACTCGGCGCCCTCCTCGCGTATCAGTTGTTGCTTCAGATCCATAATGTTGTCCCCCAGGCCACTGCCAGCACCCAGAGGGCGAACACGGCGGCGCGGTTCACCCACGACCACCGGTTTCTATAGCGGACTATAGAACACCCGTAGTCGGCCCCACTATTAAACGCTTCGTTGAGCGTCCGAGGAAAACGACGGGTCGTTCCTCCGTCGAGAATCGGTGGTTGTTGTAACACTGGTACCTTCTCCTTACTGTGTTGTCGGGCTGCGCCCTGGTTGATATAACGCCGGTCGGTGCGTTGCACTCTGGGCACCTCACGCCAGCAAAGCAAACAGTGCGAACGCCACCACGATCGCTACCGACCAGATAATGCTGTCGCGAAACATCTTCTGGTAGTACTCAATATCGTCTTCCTCTCTCATGTCCTGCTCCTTTCAGGCCAGTTGTCGGGCCGTGGATACCACTTGATGGGCCGCTGCGATGAGTCAATGCGGCTGCTGTACTTAATGACAGTCTTCATGCTGTCCGAATCAAGGCATGGCCAAGACCAATTCTCGCCATCCCACCAACTGAGGCTGTGGCCACCGGTCGGCCACCATCCGATGCTTGGCGGCTTCATAGTGTTGCTGCCCCGCGCAAGAGTTGCACGCGCTCGCGCTCGACCCGCAGGCTGCTGTACCGCTGGTGCAACCGCGTCAAGATCGTTATGCGGTTGGCGCCAGCCTGCTCCTCTTGCAACAACTTCAGCACTTCTTCTTCAGACAGTTTCGTCAGCACCTCGTGCATGCTTCTCCAGGTCAACTTCATTTCAATTCCTCTATCGCTATGTCAGAAATCGTTCGCTTGTCGCTCAGTTCGCGCCAAATTTTCTCATCGATTGTCTTGTCGGTGATCATCAGGTAAACCCAGACCGGGTG